GGAGGCCCCCCTGGGCTACCCGGCTATCCTAGGAGTTGGGCACTCACTGACTACGGTCTTTCAGTGTCAATCTCCTATGTAATCAGTGGCGAGAGCCACTGCTACAAGAGATGTAGTGTTGGATCCAACCAAGGAGTAAAATCCTTGGTGTAGAAGCCCGAAAGGGACGACCCCCAATATGAGACTACTTGTAGTAGTGATCAGTACTGGAAGAAGTATTTCGGGATTCAACCAAGGAGTAAAATCCAAGGTGTAGAAGCGAACACTACCGAGAGGTAGTTACTAGCTGACCCCCCGATTGAGACTTTTGGACTGTAGTTAGTAGCTGCTGACTACACTGTCAGCAGTGCTTATCCCGCACCTGAAGGAGTTAGTGGGTTCGGTTGGTAACCGAGCTAGCTTTCTCTGAATGGCCAGTTGGTCTATGTGAAATAACGCATAGTAATCACCTTATACAATAGTTGTTCCAACTGGGCGCGGGTGGGCATCGCTGATTGGGATACTCCCGGTTAGCCTAGAGACTCTTAGTCAAGCCTGTGGTTGGTCTACCACAGAAACTCGAAAAGACCCTCCGGCTTTGGGGAGTAGCGCCATCAGAGATGTCGCGACCTCATTCGGGGAAAGGCTAGCCCCCTAACTCCACCGAAGATGGGCGAAACCCAATGCCGGATGTACCTTTTAATAATTTAAAAGCTACAAATAAATTAATGTTGCGACAAATAGTGAAGTTAATCACTTTAATCTTAACATTCTATTTATCTGAGCTTATGGTTACTAAAAGACCACTGGTAGAGGAGTACTTTAAGATTGTCTTACGTCTAGTTGATGAACGTGGTTTAGCGTTCACAGTGGGCTACATCAAACGATGTCGCCTTGCTGTGACTCGTTATCTCACAGGACATCCGCTGGACGCGATCGATGGGGTCGCTCTCAAGGAGGGATGGCCTATTCAGCTATCCTTCCTAAAAGAGCTAACATCTAGTACTCAAGGGATAAAACTCTTGATGACACTTTTAGTGGCATTAAGAGGAATACACCTTGAGGCTAAACTAGATGTTACTCCGATTGTCTCACCATGGAAAGGTTCTGATACCATTACGGTAAAAGAATTTAACCATGCGTGCAGACAATTGGGGATCCATAGATTAAAGGCAGATTGGAGTCGGTTCCATATGTCTACCAAGTCAGGACCGTTGGGACAAGCCATCTTAACATCCGTGACGGAGCTTACCTTGCTCCCTCAGACACTGCTCGATAATATACGAGTAGTGGGGGGAGACAAGCTGGGCAAAGTCATTGATGCTTTGATGGTTGGCCGTTTCGGCGATCTGAGCTTGGCAAGTATATGGGCGACTATCTTTCCGCCTAAGACTTCATCTTTTAGGAAACTCTCCTACTTTAGTGATAAAGAGGGGAAAACTCGAGTGATTGCGATTCTTGACTATTGGTCACAGACCGCACTTCGTCCGTTGCATGATGCCATGAATGGTATCTTGCGCCGGATTCCGTGTGACTGTACCTTTGATCAGGATAGCTTTCATTCTCGTCTTCTCCCTCTCCGTCCATTCCACAGTCTTGACCTATCCAATGCAACCGATCGAATGCCCATTGCTCTTCAGCAACGGGTGCTCGAAAGGTTGTTCGGACAAGACAAGGCTGTTGCTTGGGCGCACATCTTAGTGGGCTATGAATATAACTCCAAAGGAAACCCTTCTGTAAGATATGCAGCGGGGCAACCTATGGGGGCATATTCATCATGGTGTGCAATGGCCCTAACACATCACCTCATAGTTAGGGTGGCGGCGTTAAGAGCGGGTTTCCCGCACTTTACGTCGTACGCCTTACTTGGGGATGATATTGTTATAGCCAATGCAGCTGTTGCGCAGCAGTACCGAGCTCTGTTGTTAGACCTCGATATGCCCATCTCTGAAGCAAAGACTCATGTATCGGATGATACGTTCGAATTTGCCAAGAGGTGGTTCCATAAAGGGGTCGAAGTAACAGGGTTTAGTATTGCTGGTCTATTTAGTGTATGGAAGAGGTATTCCCTCTTACATAACTATCTAGTGACGCAACGACACCATGGGTGGGACCTAGATATAGACCGGCACCCGGAACTAATCTCAGCCATATATAAACTTTTCGGCAAGCCTGCGCAAGCAGAGCGAGTCGTTAAGCTATATATGGTGTTCGACCAGTTGGCGAAAGCCAAGGATACGGGGGACTACACCTCTCTCATTCAGAGAGTGGAGCAGTTCTTCGGTATCCCTGTCTCGCAGCAACCAGGGCTGATTTCAGCCCCTGGCTCAATTGAAGATGTCGGAAGACACCTTCATATTGAGGCCGCGAGACGGCTAGTCGAACGAGATTTTGGGCGCTTTCAAAAGGATGCTTACTCTGTTAGTGCAAAACTAACAGGTAGCTTCCTTCGAAAGTTCCCAGACTTGGATGTCCAATCCTACCGTGCCGCCCTGAGAGGGAATCACCCGTTAGTCACGGTCTTGAATCAAATGATATTGGCGTCTGCCCATATTCTTAATAAAGAATTTGGTAAGGCCCTCGCTATTCAAACAGCGAGGTCAAGCCAGTTTCAAGCGATCCAAGGCTGGGATGAAAACCAGCAAGTACCAGATGACTCCTACCTAAAAGTAGGGTTATCGAAGTACTTTGTGAGTAAAGGGGTCTTCACAATGAGGGCGAGCCACTCTCTATCAATGGCCGACTCCATGCTTCTTAAAGCATACCTCGACGTAAGTCGGGAGTATGTTAAAGGGACTTGGAGTCCTAAGTTGGTAGAGGTGTCTCCACCTCTGACGGAGTCCCCGGAACCTCGCAAAGTACATCGCGTAGTTCGTCCGGTCACTATACCAAGTGGCCCAACGATCTATGTGATGCCTGCTGGCTACGGGCTCTCAGAGCTAAGCACATAGGTGAGGTACTTCTCCAAGGAGGTCCGGTGGCAGTGAGCGTTCTTATGGTTGCGCTTACCACGTGCGACTATTGAATTCGCCTGCTGCCTATGCGGCTATATCTGAGTTTACTCCAAACCAACTAAGGTGCGGTTACTAAAGAGGATTACCAGTCCTATTAGTACCATTTGCTTAGATAGGTAGTCTCGCGGGTCAGAGAAAGATCCGTTTGGGATTCTCCCTCTAACGAGGAGCCCCAAGCGATCTACTCAAGTATGTACGAGGATCACTCGCAACTGTGGTTCTTCGAACCTTATGTCGCTGAGCAATCACTCAGTAGCATATTGAATACATGCTTGGGGGGC